CATTGCTACATTTGGAGGTATTCCAATAGCGGCGCAAATCAAATCAAAAAATACAGAGTAAAAATCTTTAAAGTATAATTCAGCTTTTGATTTTTCGACTGGCTCTAATTTAGAACCTTGCGTCATATTAAATACTTGTTTATTGGTGCTAGCAGCAACTTTGTCTGCCATTGCTGTGTTTTGAACATCAACAGGTATTTTGCCGCTATTTCCACTAACCTCGCGCGCACTTGCAACTTGGGCTAAGAACGGAGTTTCACCTGTGCTACTAGCTTCGTGAACTATTTGTAAAGTATTTTTTGCGCTTTCTTCTGCGGTTCCGATAGTAGCCTCTTTGTACCTATCCATTTTAGCAAGTGTTTCAAACAAGCCAGATAGAGCAGGAATGCAACGAGAATTATCTAAACGATATTCTAAACCGCCTACTAAATATGCAACTGTTAATCCAGTTGTTGGATTTTTAGCTGCTATTCTAGTAAATGATAAATCAGCATTTCTAACATGATACGCAACATGTTCGCCGCTATCATTCATCTCAACACCATTTAAAATTCTATTTCCATTTTTTAAAATTTGAGGATTCCAATCTGTACCGCCATAAGGCGACACAACGTGAGCGCCATCTATTAATTGAGTTTTCACAACCCCTTTAATATATCTTAAAACTACCAATACATCACCGCCTACTTTTGCGTTTTTATAGCAAGTGGATTCGAGTTGAGATAAATTTTTCATCCCAGAAAATGTAGAGTTTTTTGATTCTTTATAAATCGAAAAACGCGCCTCTATTAAATCTGAAAATAATTGAGTATCTAATTTTAAACCCTCGCTATTTAATACGGTTTCGTTTGGCTCGCACTCTAATTTTAAACCTCTTCCAATAGTCCAAATAGTCATTCTATTAATGATAATTTGAACAACCTCATTAGTCAGGAATGAAGACCAACCCCTAGCTCTTAGTTGAGAATAGTTTAAAACATATTCATTTACGGGACCAATTTCACCTAAGTTTTTTTCACCGTCAAAGCCTTGCACAAACAATACTCGACTAGTTCCCGTATTAGCCGTAAAGAACGCTTTAGGCTCAACATGTACTGGCTTCTTTTTAAAGTAATCTATTGCAGACACCCACCATTTAGTAGCTTCCATTCCAATTTCCTCCCATAAAATTTCTACCATCTACAAGACGCAACATTCTGCCTTGTCTATTAATATTTAATTGTGATATAACCATTTGTTTAGTTTTAAACATTCCTTCATAAGCCTTTTGAAGCTCTGTAATGCTTCGGTATGTTACTTCGTTTTTTGTTTGTCCTGTATCTAATTTATAGCTTTCAAACTGCCCGGATAAATTAGCGGTTGTAATAGCTACTAGCATTCCTGTTAGTATAGTGTCAATCATTGCGATTTGAGCCTCTAAACTCGTGCAACTTGATATTATCGCTGGTATGTTTGTGTATATAATGTTATCGCTCATTGTTTGCAAATATAGTTATTATAATGTTTTAATTTCGTTTATTTTTGAAGCAGTAATATTCAATGATATTGGAGCTGGAATATACGATCCTGGTACAATTGCATTAATAGCGGCTGCAATTTTAACTAACTCGGCATTAATTAGTGAAACTTCACTTTGCAGCCCTGAGTTTAATGGAGTGTATCTAACTGCGTTATGAACAGAGCCGCCTAACTGCATTGTTCCGTCACTTTTTAACCAAATAAAAGCCTTTAAAGCTCCGTTTGTATCAGTTGAAAATAAACGAGTTTCACCAATCGCAGCTAATCTATTTTTATTCAAATAACCAATTATATATTCATTTCCGTCAAGTTCTGTTTTAGCGTAAATAGCAACCATGTCTTTTACTGGGTTACTATCAATGCCATAAGAACTTGCTTCGATTGCTGTTCTTGCGTCAGACTTGCCGTTCCAAGCCTTTACAACTAATCTTTTCAAAGAGTCAAAGGACGTGTTTGCTACTTTTAATATCTTCATATTCTTGGTAGATTTTCATGTACATCAACAAAAAAGTTCACTGGTGTTTCCTTGCTGTAAACATAAGTTGGTACACATGTTAATACTGACTTTTCTGTGTCCGCGTTAACTTCAAATGCCACACTTTCAATAAACCACTTTACTGATTTATACAAAAATACTGATTTGCCTTTTACCTTGCAAGTATTATTTGGTCGAATAAATTTACCGTTAATTTTTCCACGATCTAAATTTATTGTAAGAACTATATTTTTTAATTCTTTTCTTAATTCATTTTCTGCCGCCTCTTGAATTGTAACATCGTCACCAGAAGATAAGATAATTACTTTAGGTCTAAATACAGCCGCAACTGGTACGAATGGGTTTCTTATTGTGTATTCGCCTGCATTACCTCCGTCCTGACTAGCTTGCATAATAACGGTTATATGAGAGTGCATTCCTTGACCATTAAAATTTAAAAACATGTCTGTTACACCAACCATTCCGATAGATTCGTCGTAATCAAATAATGGTTCGCCACCTGTATTTGCCTCAGTGATTAATAAATCACCTTTTGGTGTGTGAGATAATACTAAATTTTTTTGAGTGGCTAATCCGGTTAAATATGATTTAATATTTTGACTTTCTTTTGCTGTAGATTTAGGAATTGTTTTATCAACTTTTTTAACAATAGCGCTACTAGCTTCAGATTGTGCAATATCGGCAACAATTAGTTTAAATTGATTTTCTTTACTACGAATGTGAGTGTTGAAATTATTTAATATCTTTTGGCATATTTGTCGAAAACTTAATCCGTTACTTTCTAAAGGATACATGTTAGTTGGAATATCACAGTCCTCAAAAACTCCTGCTTTTGAATATCCTCCAATTTGAACTAGCTCGGGATTTGGTGACGCTTTAAATCCTTGAGATAACATATAGCCATTTGTTAATAATTCATCGTCATAATAAATACTACATTCGTGGTAATGGCTTACACACGCAACCTCTGCGTGTTCCGGATTGTTTGGGTCAAAATAAAAAGCAAAAGAAAAGGCATCCGCAATAGCATCGTATTTCAAATTCATTTTAAATTCATTGAAAAAACGAACCGTCCGAATTACATCGCCAGTATTTGATTGCCTTGTATTTACTTTTAAAACAACTCCCATTATATATAATAAGTTATTTTTTTACCTTTCTCAATGCCTAACATATCTTTGTAAGTAAAATTATTATTATCAATTAATTCATTTATATTATTATCTTTTGGGTCTAAACTGTAAAGTCTATGTGTTAATGTTATGATGTTTGTGTCCTCTGTTAAAATTAAACTTCTTTCTTGTCTGCCATTTAATGCTATTTGCAACAAGCTACTAACCGTTAAATTTACTAATAAACTTAATTGATTTAAAGCGTCAAATCCCGGAATAAAATAAGCTGGGTTTCCGCCGTTTGGACTTTGAAGTGCATCTAAATCTGTTAAAAATAATTTATAGTTTGTTAATAAAGTTTCAATAATATTTACAGCGCTTGTTGAATTTCTGTAATTACCGCTTAACGGAGTTGAAGCGGCTAAACACATTGACGAAATTAAAGCATTGCCTTGCACTTCATAAATCTGTTTTGATGGTACTGTATATATTCCTGTAATTGTAATTCGTAAATTATTAAATTGCTCAACTAATGTGTTAACCCTACTCTTAACGTCCGATGTAAATTTAGCCGGCATTGTAAGCATAGATATAGTTGCTCGCATAGCTAATAATGGACTAGCCGTTGCTGTATTAATATAAGATGAGGCTGTGCTAAAGGCATTAAAATAATCTTGCGCCTCGTCTGGAATTGTAATTATTTTTAAGCCTTGTTTGTAATTTTGAGCCGTTACAATATTTAATGTGTTAACATCTGTAATACTTGGAGGCTGTGTTAATTCCGCTTCATTACTTACATCTAATGTTGTTTTAATTTGCGCGATAGAATCAATAGGGTCAATTGTTGTTACTGGATTTTCCTCTGTTATTGTTTCAATTGCTGTACATGTAACTTTAGAATAGTTCATTGTGGTGTTATCCACATTTAAACTCATTAATTGCGCAACAATAACGTCGTATAGAGGATGTTCAATAACCATTGGACGCGTATCGCTACATGACCTTTCAAACCTTGCAAATTCATCTAAATGGTCAGTGCCTTGAAAATAAAATTCTAAAGGAAATTTACG